ATTCACCAACTGTTTGTTGATGTTTTTTAAATCGGCAATTTCTGCCGCCTGTTTTTCGATTAATTCTTTTAATTCTGTATATTGTGACATAGTTAAATCCTCGCTTTCTGTTTCCTGCCCTGTTATTCCTTTGAAAATTGCTTTTGCGAACTCTGCCGCACCAATCTTTTTATATTTTTCTGCGTCGTCCGTATCAACAAAACACACTTCTACAAGCATAGCTTTCGCGTCACTGTGATGTACCACATACAGCTTAGAGCCGTCTTTAATACCTCTGTTTTTAAAACCCAATTCACTTATTGCCTTGCAAGTATTTGTTGCCTCATCAAACTTTTTGCCGCCGTAAGTCCACACCTCTGTACCTTGCCCACCGCCACTGTTAAAGTGAATTGATACAAACAAGTCAAGTGACTGTGAATTTGCCATATCAACTATCTGTTTTAGATTTGAACTTACTGTCGGTGCATAATCATTTGTACAGTCATACACTGTATGCCCTGCTTTTTTAAGTAAATCTTCAAGTGCATATCCGACATTTCGTGCCTCTACGCTTTCGTCTATGTAATCTACTGTACCGCAACCGACAGTACCGCTTACAGTGTGTCCGCAATTTATTCCTATTCTCATAAATTACCACTCCTTTACGGTCATATTTTTCCACTTCTTGTACGCGTCAAAATACATCTCGTTTTTATCGCCATTGTAGGTTATTTCGTAATACATTCCGTCCGATACAGTTGTTGACGCCAACGCCTTGAAATTCTGCAACGTCTTACAGCTCCACACGATATATACATCATCTTCGGTGATTTTTTTACCGTCTGTCACATCAACATTATTGTTAAAATAATTTGCGATTAATGTTTTTACTGCATTTATAAAAATTTTATCCGTCATATTCAATCACTCCTTTTCGTTATTTACTTCCGGTAAACCTGCGATTGATGTCAACAATGACAATACACCTGCCAATGCCGCCGCTGACGCAACCATTACCCAGTTGACGTCACCCAGTACGGCGGCCGTACCGATTGTCGCAATCGCTGTCTGTGCAATCGTCTTGATTGCTCTTATTCCTGCCGCTTTAAACCAATCTTTCATTTTTACATACCTCCTAAATTTTAAAATACTAAAAACCCAACATTTTAACAAAATAACCTATCAAACCGCCGACTAATGCGGTTAATATCGCACCGACAACGGTTTCATATCGTTTGTTTGGACGCTTTTCTATTTCGTCCACACGTTCCGTTATATCGTTCACGTCCTCACGCATAGCCTTTGTTTCCGTGGCTATGATGTGGACACTCTCTGTCAGCTTGTCCAAACTGTCTAAACGGTGGTGCGCCGATTTGGTTGACTGCTCAACCGCCGTCAGACGTTCCCACATTTCTTTTTGCTCATTTTCCATATTAGCCCTCCTCCATAATTTCTCTCTTTTCGTCTGCCGTGATAAAACCGGCATTTACAAATGTGTTTAAATCCTTATCTTTGTAAATGCCCTTTTTGTAATAAATTTTAATCAGATACTTTTTCATTTGTGATTGCTACCTCCATTTCTGCAATCTTCAACATCAGCATTGCATTAATTTCATCTTGCGACGGTGCGTTTTTCATTTCATTGTAGGCGGTTTCGCCCATTTCAACCGCCCGTTCCAACTCACCGTCCGCCAACTGTTCCTGTGTAAATTGCATTCCGTCTAACCATTCGTAACCTGTATTATCTACGGTGGTTACTGTTGCCGTCGGATAATGTTGCAACAGTTCGTCACGTTCACTATCCGTACACGCCGTATGCGTGTCGGTTAGCTCTATGACAGTGTCGTCTGTTCCTGTTATTATGCTCTTTGCAGTTATTTCATATTTGATTAACTGCAATTTGTTTCCGTCAAATCTATATTGCATATCTGCACCCCCATTATGAATATTTGTTACTAATAAATGAATTAGTCGTTCCGCCTACGTTTGTATAGTTTTTGCCTATCATAACGTTATCGGTACAACTGTTATATGCTGATGATGTCACATATATTGAATACTGCGAATCACTGTAACTATCACGTATTATAATGTTGTCTGCGACTTTGCTTCCTCCGCCACTTGTAACTAAAATTCCGTATGTTCCGGCGTCGGATATGTGACACCCTGTTACAATGTTGCATATGCCCTCAACTCGAATACCCGTTTCTTTGGCGTCCTCACTGTAACAATCCGAAACAATATTGTAGGCTGACCCCAAATGAATGTTTATATTGTTATCGGTGGCAGTCACATTATGAATAATCGAATGCCCACCGCCGCAGTTAATACCATATACTGCGTTAGACAAATCCAAATTTTCAAATTTGCAACGACTGCCGGAAGCGTAAATACAGATTGATGTACTGTTGTAGGTGTCAAATGTCATTTTTAAATTGGCGACAGTAAAATTAGGTTGCGTTGCGGCAATGCCCCATATACCCTGTTTACAATTCAATACGGTGCTGTTACCCATACCACAAATAGTAACATTCGGTTTATTTACATTTATCTGACCGCTGATGTTATATGTACCCTCTAACAATACAATTTTGCCACCAGTGGACGGTAATGCTGATATAGCATTATTAATCACTGTTTGGTCGTTCGTGCCATTACAGTAATAATCAGTCGTTAGCATATGTTTTGATGTACCACACGCTATTGTAATCGTTGTCGGCGGTGCTCCCCTGTCACTCCACATATCGCTCAGCGTTGTTGTGACTTCATCAATACCTACATAGCCATTAGATACAAAATTGGCGTCTAATTTATCGTTTGCCAACTTGTATGCCTCAACTGCTTTGTCGTAAGCAGTCTTGGTGGCTTTGGGTGTAGCCGCACAACCGTTACTTGTTGAATTACTTGAACTTACACTGTCCGACAATTTCAAATGTCCGTAATTGGTTGCGTCACCCACACCGTATGTTGTACCCGTACTTGCGTGGTTCAGCGGTGCCTTGTTGCCTATTGAATTAATACGTGCGCTCAACTGCATATCCGCCGCCTGCCGTTCTCCTGTTTCGGTGTTTATTCTGTCCGACAGTGAATCGTGTCCGTCCATTCTGTCCGAAATTTCAGTTGTCAATTTTGTTGCAATTTCATTAACCGCCTCTAAAAATGAATTTTTGTTTTTGGTTTTTAGTCCATTCAAATTGTTGATACCTGTAAACGTTTGTGCCCTGTTGTACATTGTTGTTACTGTTGCTGTGTTATATCCTACCGTCATTAATGCGACAGTTCCCTCTTCCGGTGACGTTTCAACATCTTCAACCGTCATTGTCAGTGTACCTGTTTCGGGTGAATAATATATACAAATATATTTGTCGCCGTCCTCACCTTTTCCGCAACCGAACGTTGCTGATAAATCCGCCGCCTGTATTGAATAACCGTCTAACAGGATTTTTGATTTAACCGTGTTACCCGATACTGTAACCGTGCCTGTACTGTGTCCTGCGTCGATACTGACAGCCATATCCGCCGCAGTCAATGAATATGTAACAGTATGTTTCGTTGTTTCATCAGTGCCGTACAACTCTGTCTTGTCAGCCTTTTTGCCGTCTGCCGTCTGCCTTTCGGTGATTTCACTGTCAATATTACGTTGCAGTTCATTATCCGCCGCCTGTCGTATTGTTGCCTCGTTGTTTATCCGACTGCTTAACGAACTGTCAGCACTTTCTCTCGCCGTTTTTTCGGCGGTTATTTGGTTCGCCAAACCTACATCAGCGTTGGTGCGTTGCGTTATTTCTGTGTCCAATTTATTTGACAACGTGTTATGTTCGGTTTGAATTGCCGTGAAATTATCGCGTACAATCTTCCACCATTTCGATAAAAACGTCTTTCCGTCAAAATTAAAATTTAATTTCATTTTATCATTCCTTTCTAATCGTAATTGATTGGGATTTTTCATTAAAAAAACACGCCGTAAGCGTGCTATGGTGGTATTCGTCTGTACATTGTGTCACCTCTTTTTTTGCATAGAAAAAGCACCCCGAAAGGTGCTTAATATTTATATATTCTGTCCTGTTGGATTGAAACATTCTTGCATA